TGTGATGAAAATCTTACAAACATATCATCTTGTGTCGATGGAACACCAACAGTTGTTTCTGTACCCATATGAATTAAGTGTCTTGTAGTTGGTGACACCATAGTAATTCTAGTATTTGTTGGGTTTAAATCTGTTTCAAAACCTGTAGTTAATACAGACGCTCGCTGCCCGAGTGGGTTACCAGCAGCGGGATTCCATGTAAATGTTTTACCATTTAGAACAGTTGCAACTAATACTTGACCAAAGTTTGATAGTGACCATAAACCAGGAGGAGCATTAACACCATTTGTAGATGCATCTTCACCCCAATTATTAGATCCACCCCAGACTCCTGTACCCCAACCAAAAGTAAATTTTTGTATTTGATTACCAATAGTTTCTAATGGAATAATAGAACAAGAACCACCTGGACCTGCATTTCCTGTAGCGTTTGCAACCGGTGTAACTGTAAGTTCTGTGTCTGATACAATTGTTTTTACTTCATATAATTTATCTTCAAAATCAGAATCTGCATAACCTGTACCAACAGGTAAAGTTACATTTTCAAATTCTATTATATCTCCTGCAGATATATTATTAATAGATGTTGTTGTGATTGTTACAACATTAGAACCTGAAACAGTTGTGAAAGTACTGTTTTTAAATTCATCAATTGTTAATGGAAAACCACTACTTCTATATGGTGTAATATCGTAAAAATTATCTTCGTAGTAAATTAATAAAAACTTATCTGTTCCAATAGCTAAATATTTATTACCGTCATTACCTCTAAATGGATGTAGTCTTCTTGATACAGAAGAAATACTTTCTCCACCTTCTGCTTTCCAACCGCCTACTTTTTCTGGTAATGAATATCTAAATCTAACGTTGTCTCCACCTACATAACGTGCGACAGCTCCAACTTCGGAGTTTTGTTTATCATAACCTGGTTTGATTTGCCATTTGCTAAGAGGCATTTTTACCTCCTATATATCATCTTTGTAGGTCCATCCTACAGTTGCGTTTACATAAACTAAGGTAAAATTTTCATTGTCTGTTGAAATATTTATTGATCCTGGAGCACCTGCAATATTCTCAGCTCCGGGAGCAACAGTTAAAGCATTAACACTATAACTTTGTCCACCATCAATAAAACTTACTTCTGAACCAATAGAAGGACCTGTTGGTAATGTGATAGTTAAAACACCACCTGATGTGTCACAAATAATTTGATCTCCATCTACAGCTGTATAAGAAGTAGTTGTTGACTTATAACCTTTGTTTATCATCCCTTGATTTACATTAGTTCCGTCAGAGTAAAGTAAAGTTTTTGCACCTGTTGCTAAAGTAATTCCAGTTCCTGAAAAAGTTTTAACAGTTAAAGTGTAATGTGATGCTGATCTATCTGTTGCATCTTCTACAACAAATACTCTTTCTGATGAGTCGGGCATAGTTATAACTCTATTCCCTGTTAATGTTCCAGTTAATTTAAAGTATAAATTTTTACCATTTGAAGTAGCACCATCTGTTAATACTAAATTAACGTCAGCTGCGCCTACAGCTAAACTTAAATATCCACTCGCTGCTTGCTCCAAGATTTGTAGATTCGTGTTTGTAATATTACCCCATAGACCAGATTTTTCACCGGTAACCATAAGTTCTAATTTTATATCATTTGAATAACTTGATGCCATATTTTATCCTATTCTCCAGGAGAAGGAGAGTTAATAGCAGTTCTAATTGTGCCATCCATATACTCGTCTCTTCTTCTTCTACCTTGTTGTTCTATACCATATGTAGCCATACTTCTACCATAAGATTGTTCGTATAATTGTAATAAATCTGTTGGTCCTTTTAAATAACCATAAGTTTCAGCTAAACATGCATATAATATTAAATCTGGGTAGTTTGTAGATACATAAGTTGTAGTCGCGTCACTAGCTGTAATACTATCTGGTTGCTTAACATATGCAACATGGCACACGTAAGCAGCATCGGGTGTCGGGGCTAAAAAAATAGTAGATGCATTTCTGTTAGCATAGTATTTTGGAATATTATTAGGTGCAGCTGCCGCTGTACCAGGTGTGTTATAGTACTCTTCCATGAAAGAAGTATCTCTAAGTTCTAAATTTTTTCTAACAGCTGGTGTTTCGTTTGTATCATTAATGTAAATATATCTTATAAATCTTGTATTAGCTGGTGCAGCAACTTCTCTATTACCTGGAGTCAAAGTAATTGTATCATAGAAACGAGCGTCATCTGTATCTGTTTCTCTAAATATTCTAGCTTCAGCATTTTTAACAATAGTTTTAAGAATAGCATCATTTAATACTGTGCTATCAACTTCTGTGTAACTTCTAATATCTGATTTTAATTCTCCAAAATTCATAATTATGCCTTAAATACTACCGGTCCAGATGAGCACTGTAAACCGCCTCCTGTTGCTGTTGTACTAGCTGCTACTTGATTAGTAAAGTTAAAACTATTAAAAACTGTAACTGTTGGTGGCTGTCCGGGATTTGGAATTACGCTTGCATTCATAGTAATTTCAAAAGATCCATAAACTTTTGCACTATTATCATGTGAACTTGCTGTTGTATTAGCCGGTAATGCACCTCTAAATGGAGCCGCTGTTCCTCTTACACAACCGGTTAGATCATTAACAGCCTTACCTGTATATTGAATTGTCTCATTTTGAAATAATAATGTTACGGGATTTATTTTTTCAATAAGTATAAATCCAGTATTTGGAAAATTACTTGCATCATTTAAAGTTATTGTTGTAGCAATATCAGTAATTGCACCATTTAAATTAGATTGTAATTGTATAGCTTCAATTGGTACATTTGATACTCCAGTTTTTAATTCATTGAAAACTACAAAATCTCCATCTTTGTAACCACTGTTTGGAAAATTACATATTATTACATTTGATCCTGCAGTTGAACTAAAAGGATTTTCAGGAAGTATGTCGAATGTTGGTGGCTCAGTTCTGTCAGGTCTAGCGTTTTGTAAACCTTGTGGGTCACCACCGATTGGTATTGGATTTAATTGAGGTTGTTTAGGTTCATATTCTGAAATATGCACAAAAGCTCCATTCCATTCTCTTACCATTTCATTATAAGGAAATTGCATTCCTGACCGATCAGAGATTGCTAATGCGTGTCTGCCTTTTGATAAATTAGTCATGTATTAAATCTCCGGAAAATAAGTTCTCGGTGTTACAAATAAACTAGAAGAAGATCCATCGTTTTGTAATGCTCTTTGTAGTTCATCTTCATACAACATTTTTAAATTTTGAACTGCAGCTGGTTGAAATTTAAGTGCTAAATAATAAGAAAGTCCCGCTACCATACAAGGTACAAATCTGTAAGGCACATCTGCTTGATTAGTATAAGCTCCAGCATCTTGAATTCTTGAAGCATAATAATAGTTAATACTATTACCGGCTTCAGTCGAACCTGGAGTTAAGAATAAAGTTATTGTTATTCTGTCAATAAATCTTTGAACAAAAAATTGTGTGGGCGAACCCTGTTGTGATTTATCTGCAAAAGATTGATAGATTGATCTATTTATTTTAGTTAATGGAAAATCTATGTTTTGTTGATTTCTATAAGAAGCTTCTAAAATATCATCAACTCCATAAATAGCGTTAGCATCTGAAGTACCATCTTCAGGTGATCTATACATAGTGTATAGGTTCTTACCTTGCACTAAAGTTAAGTTATTGTTTTTTATTTCCCAATAGTGAAGACCTCTATTAGACCATTCTTGAAACATTATGTTTAATGATCTTCGAGCAGAGCTTAATTGTTGACCGGTAACACCAGTCATATTTATTCGTTCATACGCTTCGTGAACTATATCATCTATAGAAAAACCTTTTTCAAAGGTCGTTGTTCCCGAAGTAGTGTTAGCCATGAGCTTACGCTCCCGTAATAGTTATAGTAACGCTTCCGCCTGCTCCAGTTAAATTATAAACAATTCCTTCTTTAAATAAAATACCTGAACCTGGAACATAAACTTCTAAACCTTCATCACCATAGTTATAAGTAGCTATAGCTGCTCCCGGTACTGCTGCATCTGCAGAATTGTAAAAAACTATTGTAGAGTTTGCTATTCCTTTTCCTTGAATAGAAGTAATTCTAGCTCTACCTGTTTTACCTAAAGTATCTGCTCCGACTGTATCGAAGGTTAAGGTTGTTTGATCTGATGTTGCGCTTCCTGACATATTTTTTCTCCTAAGTTACAGAGCTACCGAAGTAGCTCTATAAAAATTAATTATACTCTAACCCAACCATATGTTGAACCGGTGTAAACGTATTGACCTGAAGTAGTTCCAAATCCTCTTGGAATAGGTGTACCTTTACTAAAATCTGCTCCACCAACTCCACTAGCTCCAGACACAACGCCTTCAATTCCACCAGCCTCGCTAGAAAACACAAATTCATTAAATTCAAAACCGCTTGCGTTATCTGTAACATTTTTTAAATGTATTGTATCACCAACAGTTGGTGCTGCAGGCATTGTAATAATTATATCTGTTGTCTGCGCGTCGTTATTTATAAATAATCCAGTAGCTGCATCTGCAGATTTACTTGCAGTAACAACTTCCCAAGTTATTCCACCACCACCAACTGGTGAAGTGCTTCCGTCAGCATTTTGTATTATAACTTCACCATTGACACCTTCTGAAGTACTTGTTGCTGCTCTTCCGATAACCAATGGTCCTGTAAATGTAGTTCTTGCCATAATTTTTCTCCTTTTCCTAGTTAATAGATTATAGTCTCTAGGCCGTCGACTATACGCGTCTATAATCTTTTTAAATGTATAGTGTGTTTTTTATACAACAGTTTTTAATAGAGTGCAAGAGAGCCTACAGTGTGGAGTGAATTTTTTCCAACGATGTAGCTTTTTACTAAGTAGCTACTGAAACTTCAGGAGCAGAACCTTCAATGTTGTTCTGTCTATGGGCGATCTGAGCTTCTTCTAGCTTAATCTTTGTAATGATTTCTTTGACTTTGTCGTCAATTCTAACCATCTCAAGAGTATACCTATTATTATCTAGGTGCTCCTGTTCCCACTTCAACTCCAAGGACCTTTTTGCTTTGTATAGGTCTTGTATCATTTATAACTTCCTCATAAGTTATTCTATTTACCTTATTGTCATAACTGACGCCAAGGTTTTCCCAAACTATACTATTTTCTCCTAGTTTGTCAAGGATTGCTTTTTCAAGTGATTGAGGGTCGTCTTCTGATATAACTTTAAACCTAGAATGGTGATCGTAGGCCCAAATATTAACCAAAAATGTTTTCATTTAAAAATTATTTTAAATGACTCCAAACTTCAAGATCGCTATTTTTTCTTCTAGTTTTTTCAGCTTCTATTTGTTCTTGGTTCATGTCAGTTAATTCTTTATACTCAGCAATTTTAGTTTCAAATAAAGAAATTTTTTCTTCAGCTAAAGTTTTTTTTTCACCAGAAAACTTATCTAATGAGTTTTTTAGCTTTTTAACTCTTATTTCTAATTCTTTAATCATATCTTTTTTTCTATATGGTATAAAATCTGGGTCTTTTAATTTTTCAAATAGTTTCATAATTTTTCTCCTTGTACTATCTATATATAGTTTTTAAAATTTTATTTCAAGTTGTTTATGAGGGGCGAAACCGCCCCTCATTTAATTATTTATTACGCTCCAGCAGAAGCATACATACCTCTTGGATCAGAAAATCCAAAAGAGTATCTTTCTCTTGCTTTGTATCTAACGTTACCAGTGTCAAAGTCACCTTCCATTTTAGTGGAAATAGGTGATCTGTTGAACATTTTCATGCCATTAGGAACATCAGTTTTAATATAGAACGCGTCTGTATCAGTTAAGTAATGATTAATTACATAACCTTGAGGTACCATTCCTCTAGATACGATAGCATTAATATTGTTATCTGCTGTATCCGTCTGACCTTTTGATTCCATTAGTCTCTCTGCTGTAAATTGCTGATTAGGGTGAATGATCATTTTCATTCCTCTAGCAGCGATTTTTAGACCTCTTTCATCAGTGAAAGCAGAAATATCAATTAGAGATTGCTCTAATGATGTTTCATTAAGGTCAGCAGGAGTTTGCAATTGGTTAGAGAATGTTCCAGCTAATGTAGGGTGGTTTACAATTGCTCCACCTGCATTATTACCGAAAAGTGATACTCCGTCACCACCTGCAAAGTTTCCATCGAAACCATTG